AATCCAAGCAGGCGGTACGTGAAGTCAAGTTTGTCGTCTGGGATAAAAAGAACCATAAGCTGAAAGCCAAGACCGACGGCGGCGTGCTTGAATTTGATAACCAAGCCGCGGCGCGCAAACACGTCGAGGATGTGCTGGGTGAACCGGCGCGGTACGAGCTGCTCGCGCGTACGAATACCAGCGCGGTCCGGCACGAAGCCATGGCCGGATCGGTCAAAGAAGAAGCAGCAAACAAAAAGATAACCCAAGATCAATTGGAAGGAATCAAAGAAGAGAAAGAGTATGTTATACCCACAGGCAACGCGCAGCTGGTTTATGGTATCAAAGGCGTCGCCGGTGAGCAGTTCGAAGTTAAGCAAGAAAAGACAATGCTGCCTATGGGTAAATATGAAGTGGTCGGCAAAGAAAACAGTCAATCTATTGTAGGTAAAGAGTTCTCAGAATTGCGTGTGAAGGCCGTAGCAAGCGCGGACGAATCCCGCAAGCGGCCGGTCAGCGAATCGACCAACCTCGACCTGTACAAAAAGCTGATCAACATCTTCGGTGATTTCGCCGACAACCATCCCGGCAGCGGCATCGGCAAGATATACCGCGCGCTGCTGGCGACCGGATTGAAAGCCGTACCGAAAGACAAACAGGCGCAGGCGATACTAAGCAGCTTTGTGTCTGGACTGTTAGTGTCCGCGTCCGGATCCGTACATGACATGCTGAACAAGAATTATACGGATCTGCCTCTGGACATCAAGCCAGTGTACAAAGACGGCAACAAAAGGCTGGTGCCATTTTGGTGTAAAGGGGATACATTATGCAGCAAGGTCGTCGACCTGTTAAGCCTCGGTGAAGAACCGGCGGGTAAGTGGACCGACGAACAGCGCCAAAGCGTTAAGCTGGATGACGCGCACATACAAGAATAAATACGGACCGAAACATACAGGAGGGTCAAATGGAAGTCTTAGGTAAAGATAAATTTTTGGCAGGGATATTTGAAGATTGCAAGAAAGCTGATCTAGGCAAAGTAACGTTCGTCAACGAGATGGAAGCGGCCGAACAAGCCGCGTTGGAAGCGACCGGACGTTTAAAAGCCATAGCCGAGCAGAACAAACCGTTTGATGTAACGGAAGCTATCATCGATGACGTGGCGCATGTCCTTGGCCTCAGTGAATGGAAAGAACACTCCCGCGACGAGTTTAAGAAAGGCATGTTAGTCGAGCAGGAACATGGCGGTACAGTGGGCTACGACCCCGTCACCATTGGCAAGATCGTGCTGGATCACCTCAAAGAAGCCAAGGACTACTACACCAAGCTGGCCACGGTAGAAGCGGGCATGAAAGAAGCCAAGCAGATCAAAGAGGCCGCGCAGCCGGAAAAGCTGACTATCGTAGCCAAGGGCATAGCCGACAAAGCGGAAGCGGATAAGATCGCCGCGGACAAGAAAGGCATTGTGTCTCCGGACGAGGAGGACAAGGAAAAGTTCATGGTCGTAGTCAAAGAGAGTGCGCCGGACGCACCTATAACCGATAAAGAGGCACTTGCTTATTGGGAGGATCAGCTCAAAAACAATAAGGAGTTGACTCCACACGGTATACGTATGGCTAAAGAGCTGATTGCAAACTACAAAAAAGAAGCGTCGGTCAAGGAAGAATCACAAAAGATCATCAAGGAAGGCAAGGACGTCAATGAAAACCTGCAGATCGCGCTGTCGCACGCGGTGACCAGCCTCGACAACGCGTCCAAGTTCGCCAACGCCGCTTTGAAGGCGGAAGGCATCGACAAAAAAGAGCAGCTGGATCTGGCCATGCAGGAACTTAAATCAGCAGAAGCCGACATCGACAAAGCGATCGACGCGCGCAAGCTCGTACCCACCGGCGCGGCCGGGGCGATCGCGCCCGTAGCGCCCGTAGCGGCAGAGTCAAAAGAGATAGCCGAGCTGGCTGAGAAACTGTTCTTGGTGAAGTACCTGAAAGGTCAAAAAAGCATCAGCGAAAAAGCCCGGAAGTTCATCGCTGGCGTCGAGGCAGTACGGTTAAGCGAAGAGAAACGCGGCAAGGTCATGGAAGCGTTCCAGAAGCTTTGCGCGGAGAAAAAATAGCAGGAGGAAACATGGATGGCACATTTCTGAAAAGTCTGAGCGAAGCTAAAATAGGGCTGTATGAACATAAGAACGAGGCTTCAATTTCGATGTACAAAGGCATGTCCGAGTTGGAACACATCGCCGACATGTACAAAGCGATAGGAGAAGAACTCGCCGACATCCGCAGCTTGAGCAAGGATGTCATAACGGCCATGCGCAGCAAAGGCCCAGACGAGGCTGGTAAGAAATTCGTTAACGATGATATGGATCTTGTTATCGCTAGCGCCGAGAACATAATCAAGACCGCGCGGGAAATACAAAAAGCGGTCAAAGGTTTAAAAACCGACAAGCAGGAGTAATATGTACGCCAAGCTACTTAAAATAACTGAAGGCACGCAGGGATCGTTCAAGGCGTTGATCCCCGCGGAAATATACCACAGCACACCCGGAGTTACTGCCGAGGCGCAGGACGCGTGGATACAATACCGCGTACACTTTGAAGAACGCGAGTACGGTATCAAGGGCATGGAAGTGATCGTTGAACAGCCGGTAGAGATCAACTGGACCGAGATCGGCGCTGCGCCCGAAGATAAAGTGGGCGCGGTCGAACGGCGTACCGACAAGGTCATGCGTATAGACGCGGTTAATCTTTCAGTAGGGTGGGAGGACGGCTGGGGCATACACCCTAACCGGCTGCGTGTTTACTTAAACGAACAGGGCGCGATCGAGGAGGCGATCATCGACTTCTCGTTCATCAACCCGTTAAAAAGACCATGAAGGTACTTATTAGAAAAATCTGCGAAGAACACACACCTAACGTAGTGTGTTTCCACCACAACGATCCGGACGGGCATACCGGCGCAGCGATCGTGCTGACGAAGTACCCGGAAGCGAAGTGCGTGGAGATGGACTATAACAAAGCCGACGGCTTTGATTTCGACGGCATTGTCAACGAAGGTGACAAGGTGATCATCATAGATTTTTCTTTTAAGCCGCCGGAGATGGACAAGCTGATGAAGATCATCGAAGACATCACGTGGATCGACCACCACGAAACCGCGTTCGAATACCCGTACAACAAGCCAGAGCTGCCCGGCACGCGCAGCAGCGAAGGATCCGGCGCGTACCTCGCGTGGAAGTTTTACTACCCGGACAAGGACGTGCCTGAGTTTGTGGAACTGGTCAGCGACTATGACACGCGTACATTAAAGTTTGGTGACAAGTCGTTTCAGGCTTGCGAAGGGTCCAAGTTAATGTCGCTGGACAGCGAAGGCATGGAAGAATGGCAGAAGCTGTTCGCGGGCGAAGGGCTGGACCTGTTTTTGTCTAAAGGCAAGACCTGTCTTGAGTACCAGCGCAAGTTCGCCCAGTCGTACGCCGAGTCGTATGGATTTGAAAGCGAGCTGGACGGGCATAAATGCTTCGTGGTCAACATCTACGCCATGGGCGACCGCGCTGTGTCGTACAAGATGGATGATTACGATATGTGCTGCAGCTGCGTGTTTGACGGCGACCGCTGGACGGTCGGGCTATACTCGACCAAGATCGACGTAAGCAAGATCGCCCAGAAGTACAAAGGCGGCGGGCATAAGGGCGCGTCTGGATTTCAAATAGATAAACTACCGTTCAAAAAGAACAAGGAGCAGCAATGATCGACTTACTTAAAAAATTAAGTGAAGATGATGATCAAGTCAGCCGTACAGTCAAAGGCAGCGAGCTATCCCCCGGACTGTACAAAAAAGTGTTGTCGCTGCGCTCTTTGTCCGACCAGATCGCCGAACTGCAGGATAAGTTTAACGCGTCGTTGGAAAAGCTGTCCAAGGAAACCGGGATGGATAAACGTGCCGACAAAGAGATGGCTGATTTGAAAAAAGAAGTCAAGGAAGCGCTGGTCGAGGAAGAGATAAAGGTCGTCGAGCTTAAAGACACGCTGTTGACATTGATCGGGCGCAAAGTGCCTGTGTCCGCCGAGAAAGTGCTGGAGGCTTTAGCTGACCAGCTGACCGACGATATCAAGGCGATCATACAAAGTAAGATCGAAGCGATGAACGCGTTCACGTACGAAATGCGCTTCAAAAAGAACGAATCGGTGTTATCTGATTTTATCAATTACATCAAGCAGATCGTCGGCAATATTGTTAGCGGGACCAAGAAGTTCGCCGGTAATGTGGATAAGTTCAAGGCGGCAGTAGCGCAGGCATCAAACGAGTCCAGGATCGCAGAATCTTATCAAGACGCTTCCGACGTTGTTAAGTCGCTTGGCGGAAGAGTTGATAGCCGCATAAACTGGGACGTGGCTTATTTTGAAACTAGAGAACAAGCTGCTAAGTTTATGGAATGGACTAAAGCTAACAAATTTGAGATCAGAGATAACGGAACAATGATACACTTCAGGACGATGCGAGAATCTAATGAAAGTAAGATACCTAAACTTGATCAAGGCGAGCAGTGGATTTTTAATGATTTGAAACGGCGCAATCCCAAAGAAACCGATGAATTTATATTGAAGGTCATGGTCAACACCGTCGAAGGCGACGAAACCCAGCTAAGCGATGGACTCAAGGCATGGGCGAAACGAAAAGGGTTTTTAGGAACGGAGGAAGCGTGAACAAAGTTTGCAGCGAATCATCCATAGACTACCCGCGCGCCGATCTGGATCCGGCGGTGTGGCAAAAGGACGCCAAGGGGCGGTACGCTCTGCGTCCGGACGCGCGGCAGCAGATCATGGAGTACATCAATGATTATCCCGGGGAACTGGATCTGTACTACGCGACAGACAGCATACACATCGTGGGCAGCTTGGCGACCAACACATACGCTGACGACAGCGACATCGATGTGCATATCATACCTAATGTCAGCCGTCTGCCGGAAAGCGAAGCGGAGCAAAAAGCGCTGGTGGACGACATCAAGAAATGGTCCAAGGAACATCCGCGGCTGATCGGCAGGCACCCGATAGAATTGTACTTACAGCTAAAGCCTGATCAGGATCTGTTAGGCGACGCCGCGTATGACGTGACGGCAGGGGAATGGCTCAAAGGACCCAAGGTCGAAGGTGAAGGATATGATCCGTACAGGACCTTCGGCGGCATACTGGATCAAGTGGAAGAAGAAGCGCGCGAGGCGGATATCGATTTAGGCGAACTGCGCCGCGACGTGATCGATTACGAAACGATCGCCAAGGCGATGAACATGCTGCCCGGCAAAGCTAAAGCGCACCTAAAGCAACAGCTGCAAGCCAAGCTGGCAGAGATCGAACAGGGCATAGATAAGCTGCTGGCGGATAAAAAAGAATGGGTGGACGCGCGCCACAGCGCGTCCGAACCGACATCGCGCGAACAGGCGTTAAACGATATACAGCTGGCCAAAAAGTGGCAGGACACTAACGCGATGTTTAAGTTTTTGGATAGATACCAGTACATCGAAACAATATCGCGCATCGAAGACGTCGCCGCGGATGGGGTCGACGACGAGGACATCGAATCACTAAAAGGAATTTTAGGAGGCATACGATGAGCGATAGCGTTAAGTCTAAATGGGAGATGCTTCGCATAGCCACCCCGGTGATGATCACGCTGGTCGGGGCGTACGTCGGATACACGACGCATCAGATCGAACGCACACAGGGCAGCATCATACTGGCGATGCAGGACGTCAAAGCTGATATGAAAGACGTCAAAAACGAGTTATCTTCTCAGATCAGCGCTTTGGATGATAAGTTGTTTAAGCATCTGACCAACGACGAGATACACACGCCGCGGTCGCAGGCTTTATCCAAAGATGAATTTATAATGCAGGAAAAGTATAACGACCGGCAGATGGCGCAGATCGTGGCCGCGCTGGATCAGCTGCGCTGTGAATTGAAGGAGGCGCGCAAGAAATGAGCAAGCTGATACCGCAGAATACAGTCACGGCGATACGCGGGTTTAACGACACGATCGTGGACATCTACGGTATTGACTGCACGCTATACGTACCCAGCAACCTCGACGCGATAGACAACAACACAGCGTACCAGCCGACGCTTGCATACACGACGTACACCAGCCAGAAAGTGTTCATCGAATGGGCGCCTGAAAATAAGCGGCTGCGTAAACTGGGCATATACGCGGAGGACCAGACGCCGATCATCGCGTGGTTTAAGCACAGCCCAATGGTCGTGATAAAAAGCTACATCACAGTTTCATTGCAGTACGTGCCTTCATCTTACGACACGGAAGCGTTTGAAATAGTAGATATGCTGGTCAAGCAGATGCACGATATGGAGCTGGTGCGCTGCGTCAAGCTGGCGCCACGGAGGGTATGATGAGAATAAACGTGCTGAAAAACATTTCCGAACAGCAGTTGGTTGTAAAGACCACTCAGGGTGTTATAATAGAATTGGACCCCGGGCAATCGGTGAAGCACATCGACGTTGCTAACTTCGATGAAATGCGCGGAAAAGTCACAGCGGTCTTTGATTTACAGGAGGTCAACCGATAATGGCCAGCTTCATCGGATCCATGGACGAAGGCATACGCGCGCTGCTGTACTCGAAGTTTGGTACAACGCTAGGGCTGACCAGCGCCGCGGCAGACACAGCTTTTTTTCCTAAGCCGGTAGCGCTGCGTAAAATCGCGGAAACGCGCGGCCGCACGTCGATGGAGTTCATAAGCCTCTGGCGCGAAAACACCGGTATGGCGTGGAACCGCATGTCCACGCCGGTAGCGCGTAGCGGGCTTAGCGTGGAGTACACGTCGGCGGGAAAGACAGCGATCACACGGATGAAAGCAATCCCTGTCAACCTTGAGTATTCGTTCTGGATCTGGTCGCAAAGCTTAGCCAAGCTGCAGGAAGTAACGGACCTGTACTTATTTTGGCAGCAAGCTGATCCGAACTTGAATCTTACGCTGAACAGCAAGTACCCGTTGGAGATAGACCTGCACTTCGGGGATATCATCGACGAGTCGGTGGTGGCCGAACAATACGATAAAGGTCAGTATTTTGTTTACAAGTTCCCATTAAAGGTAGACGGATGGGTGTTTAGCGCGGGCGCGGATTACACGATCAAGACGATACATGTAGCGATGTACGAAGACACCGATCCGCCGATATTATTATACGAGGAAACAATCACGTTCACGGTCTAACAAGGAGGGTAGTATGGGTATTTATGTAAGTCCCGGAGTATACACAAGAGAAAAAGATATCAGTCAGATAATCCCTAACATCGCCACGACGACCGCGGCGTTAGTCGGATACTCTCCGAAAGGCGACGTGGACGATTATCGGCTGATTACTAACTCGCAGCAGTTTATTGAGGAGTACGGCGAGCCCGTGCTTGGCCAGTACTTTCATTACACCGCGCTGGCGTTCTTAGAGAACGGCAACAAGTTGTACTGCATGCGCGTGCATAACGGCGCGAAGTACGGCGGCGTCAAGATCATGTACAGCGGCGGAACAAACGCGGCGATAGCGGCAGGCGCATCGACTAAGACATTTCAGGCAATATCCGGCGTGAACCTTTTGTTTTACATTTTCGGCAAAGACCCGGGAACATGGAACAACGATCTCGGCATACGCGTGACCAACAGCGACGCGGCAGCATATACGTTTGATATAGAGGTCTACGAAAAAGACGCGGATGGTGTTTATCAGGAAGTGGAAAGCTGGTCCGTATCGCGCAAACATAAAATCGACGGGTTCGGCAGGCAGATGTACTTAGAAACAAGGATCAACGGATACTCCAAGTACATCGCCGTAGCTGACAGCGCCGTAGCGGATACGACCATGCCCGTAGCGCAGGCGACCACACTGGCGCTGGCGCAAGGCGCAGTTGGATCAGCCGTAAGCGATTCGAACGTGGCTACCGGATGGGACGTTTTTGCTAACCCGGACGAAGTCGATGTCCGCTTGCTGATCAACGGCGGATACTCTGGAACGACCGTACAGTCCAAGATGAAGACCATCGCGGAAAGCAGGAAAGACTGTATTGCTATACTGGACGTGCCGTCCGACCAGATCGCCAGCGTAACCAGCACGACCGATTGGCGTACAATAACACAGAACTTCAACAGCTCATACTGCGCGCTGTACTCGCCGTGGACTAAAGTCAACGACCCGTACAACGACGTGATCGTGGAAGTGCCGCCGTCAGGGTACGTGGCTTCGATGATGGCGTACAACGACTACGTCGCCGATCCATGGTACGCGCCCGCCGGTTTCAACCGCGGTTTGTTGAACGTACTCGGCTTGACCAAGATCTACACCGAAGGCGAGCGCGACACGCTGTACGCGGAGCAGATCAACCCGCTGCAGACATACATCGGTGAAGGGCATGTCATCTGGGGTCAGAAAACAGAAAAGACTTCCGCGTCGGCTCTGGACAGAGTCAACGTGCGGCGTTTGCTGATCACCATAGAGAAGTCGATATCCGCCACGCTGCGGTACTTCGCGTTTGAACCGAACAACGAAAATACCCGTTTCCGCGTGACCGCCATGGTGGATGAATACATGAACAAGTTATCCGCGCGCGGCGCGTTTCAGACTGAAGCGGGCGACAGCGGTTTCCGCGTGGTGTGCGATGCGACCAACAACACTCACGCGACCATCGACGACAACGAACTGCATGTGGACATATTTATTAAGCCGACCAAAGCCGCCGAGTTTATACAGCTGCAGGCAATAATCACGACGACCGGAGCGAGCTTTGAGGAATTGATCGCGCGGGGTATTAACTTATAAGAGCAAACTTAAAGCCCGCCCGGGCAGCGAACCGGGCGGGTGTACCTAAACAGAACAGGAGGTAATTATGAGTCAGATAGGCGTAGATGTTCTAAAGAACAATCTGACGAACCCGGCGCGGGTGTTCATGTGGGAAGTGATCATACCCAACCCGATCGGCGGCGGTGACGGCGACGTACTGCGTGTACGCTGCCAGACCGCGCAGATCCCCGAACGGTCAGTCGGAACGATACTGGTGCCCTACAAACAGACCGCGGGCATTAACTTCGCGGGCAAGAACACTTACACGCATACATGGGAACTGAGCTTTATCGAAGGTGAGGACAAGAAAGTACACGACGCGATCTACGGATGGTTGCAGTCGATCATCGATGATGTGGACGGCATAGGCGATGGCGACGACATGATCAAGCAGGACATTTACCTGAACTTGTTATCCACTAAAGGCACTATTGACCAGACGTTTAAGATGATTGGGGCGTTCCCGATCAAGCTCGGCGCGGTGGAAGTAACATACACGGAAGAGCGCGTAGTCACATACCCGGTAACTTTCAGCTTTGACAGCTGGGTGGTGGCATGAAAATAGGCGGCGGCTTAATAGGAACCATCGGTAAAGCGGCATACTCGCTCGTGGCGGACACGCTGGGCAAGGTCGGCATACAAGCGGGAACGAACTACTACAGCCAGTGGCAGTTTAGTTTCCGCTACGGCGACCCGGTCAATATCTGGCGGCTGCAGCGTCCGTACATGTTCGAGCTGATGCTGCCTGATCTGCAGACAGATACCGGATGGTTCGGCGGCGTGCCGGGATTCGAAGTAAGCAAATACTGTCAGGAAATGCGCTTCGAAGACTACAAGATGGACACCAAGACCATACGCGCCGGAGCGCAGCAGATACACTTCGCCGGTCACTTCGACATAGGCGTGATGCGCGCGGTGTTCCTAAAGCCTGTACCGGACGTGGTGTCACAGTACTTTTATTCATGGCGGGCGTTGATCACTGACGGCATACACATGCACCCGAAAAACAATTATGCCAAGCCGGTGTACATCCGCTTGTTTGATCGGGACGGGTTTGAATCGGGGATATACTTGCTCACAGGGGTTTTTCCAAAAACGGTGACTGAAATAGAAATGTCAATGGGAGGGGAAGGCATAGTGAAACTGGCGATCGAATTTAGCGTAGATCGGGTTAAGAGCGCATAACTCCTCAAAAAGCAAAGGAGGGTTACATGGAGAACTGGATAAGCATCGGACAAGGGTTACCAACGAAGTGCCGGTTATACGCAGGCGTGGATCCGGAACAGGTATGCGTACGCACGTTGAAAGGCAGAGATGAAAAGATACTGGCCGAACTTTCCTCTAGCAATCTTGAAAAGAAGTTTTTAACTTTACTTAAAAATGTGGTGCGTGGGGTGGATCCGGCCGAGCTGACCTACGGCGACCGGGACTACATCATGCTCTGGCTGGTGATCAACTCGCGCGGAGAAAACTTCCCTGTGTCATTTACCTGCGCTAACTGTCTGCAGCCGATCGACAACTACCCGGTTAATCTAGCTGAATTTGAAGTAGCCGAGCTGCCGGAAGATTTCAAAGAGCCGGTAACGATAACGCTCACAGATGGCGCGCAAACGGCGCTGCGGCTGTTTCGCGTCAAGGACGAGATAAAGGTCGACGACTACAAACGGTCCGGCGGCAACACATGGTTGTACCAGTACGCGATAACCGTAGTCGACGACAAGAACGTAGTCGAGCGCATCGCCGCCTTAGAAAACATGGACGTGCGCGACCTTGATATGATCAAGGCGTTTCACGAACAGCATGTACACGGACCAGTAATGGAATCGAAATATGAATGTCCCAAGTGCGGAGGTGCGGGCTTGGTGCCTGTACCCTTTCGGCTTGAAATGGTTTTTCCGTTCGGCGCTTACCTTAAAGGATTTGCTGGAAAGGGAGTGTAGTCTTCACTACTACATGCACCTCGGCCAGCGCGACATAGACGACATGGACGTAACAGAACTCGATTGGAAATACGGATGGCTGATCAAACAGAAGGAAAAGGAAGCCAAAGCGGCATCCGGTAAATTAAACGAGGAAAGCAGAACATGAGTTTATTTGCCCGGGACACAGTGATGGACGACAATAGCGAGATGGTACTGCGCACGCTGTACAAAAAGTACGGGTCGGAGTACTATCCGTTTTTTGCCGCGATCGAACCGGCGGTACAGTCACTGCAGGACGTATCTAGCACGCGCGCGGCGATGCAGGCAATTACCCGCGCCAGCAACAGCATCCAGATATTTTTAGGCGACCGCGGGCGTCCGGCGACCGAAGAAGAGATCGGCGATCTGCACAGCAGCATCCATGAAGTGGACAAGTACATTCAGTGGGCAGTGCGGCGCAGCCGGGAAGACATAGCTTTTTCCCGCGCCGTAGCTATGGCGGAAAAGACCACCCGGGTATCGTTACCCGCGCTGGCAACGGCGCACAAAGGGGCAATACGCGTTACTGACGGCATGCGTAGACGCGGTACACCGCAGCATGGTCCGTTGTACCAGCGCGCCATGCGGTCGATGAAAGAACAGTTTATGTACTCCGCGCTTGGACCGTTAGGTATGGTCGGCATGATCGCTGTCGAAGGGATCGGCGGGGCAATAAGACGCGGCCGCCAGCGTAAAGAAGAAGCGCGCGCGGCATCCGCGTTAAGCGGGCTTACTGGATCGCCGCGCATGGCAGGCTACCATCCGGACGAGGACATGTCATCGTCGCGGCACAGGTCGCGCCGGTACAACCGCGGCGGCGCTACCGAAGACGACACAGAAACAAGGTCGCGGCGCAAGTACACCGAAAAAGAAACAGCGGGCGAAAGGTCGCGGCGCAAGTACACCGAAGAAGAAGAACCGTGGTACAAGCGCGGGTTCAAAGGATTCTGGGGCGGCGCTAAAAAAGAAACAGCGGGCGAGCAGACTGACACCGCTGGCTTAAGCAAGTTTTTCCAAGAAGACGCGTTCAAGGTGAAGTGGACTAAAGACGTGTACAAGGCGCTCGTTACGGAAGGGACAGGTAAAAAAAGCTTCATGGATACAATAAAAGACGGTCTTCTTTTTGCGGAAATGGCTATAAAAATCGCTTTGATAGCCGGTGCTGTCATATGGTTAAAAGATAAATGGGACGTGATGTTTCCCACAAAAAAGCAAACCCCGGAACAAAAAGCCGCAGGATTTAAAGCATTCGGGGATGTGTCTCGTGTCGGGGCAGGACTACTAGCGGCACAGATCGCCACGACACCCCTACTACCCGGGGTGGTAAAACTAATAGCGGGCGGCGCAGTGTTAGGTGTCGGCGCGGCACTCGGCGCGGGAATGGATCTTGCAGGTAAGTCACCTAGGTTCGCTCAGTTCCTTGGAAAAACGGGCGGTGCTTTTTATACTGGTTATCGACGACAGCAGAGTGACCCGCGTAATGCTTCTGAATATGCATCCAGCCCATACGGACAATGGCTGCGTCAATCTCAAGGCAAGGATCGTAAAAATGAGATGACGCAGGTAGGCACATCCAACGCGGATTGGCAAAATTTTATTAAAATGCAGTACGCTGTTCCCGGAAGCATGGACAGGTCGCAGGCTGCCGTACCTGTGATCGTAAAAAATGAACAGAAGTTTGACATAGAACCTTTGGCTAAAGCAATAAATACATTTACATCCAGCATGGAACAGTGGCAGCGTAATCAGAACAAATCTGTGTCGATACCGAACGATGGCGATCGGCGGGGCATTGACGACCGCATGGTCGAGTCGGTTGCGGGCGCGGATATGGGGTGGGATAGATAATATGCCAGTTTCAAACTTTGCCAGAACAGCAGTTAATAATTCGCTGCGCCGTACGATGAACGGGCAGGCGCTCAATGCCGTAGGTCAGGTCGGCGGACCGCTTGACCAGCTGCAAGCGCGGATGAACCGCTCCGAATTAAAATACCTGCGCACTTCCAAAATGGGCAAGTACATTCAGGGCGTGTCCATTAATGAGCAGGGCTGGGGTGTGCGGGCGAAGATCGGCAAGTACTCCTTCGCTATCGGGCGCGCGTGGAATGGGCTCTACAATGATGACCCTGAGTATCCCGAAGAATTAATGGCGCGCGTGGTTATAAGAAGTTTGGCTACGATTACCACGAAAGGCGCGAAGGTTGTGGAAGTGGTCGCTCCCATGCAGGATCCGATAAACTTGCGGCTGCAGAATGCGTGGGAACCTGTAGCGCCTATGGGCGGGTATATGGCGCCGGGCTTGCAGGCGGCGTTACAGTCCGCTGCCAACGTACAATTAGTCAGCCGGTTAATGACGCGGCGCATATGGCGCGGCGCGCATCCAATGCAAATGCGCATCAAGATGATGTTCGAAGCTAAAGTAGATCCGGTAAAAGAAGTAGCTAATCAATGCGCGTTATTGATGAAAGCCGCGTCTCCCGCGCAGTTAAGTCTGAAAGGCGTTCCGATCAACTGTGTGCTCATACCACCCGGACCTGCTCCGTTTACTTCCGCTGACTTGAACGAAGCTGCGGGTACCGCCGCGGCAATGGGCAAGGCCATTAGCGGCATGACCGGAGGTTTAACCGAGAATTTAGGAAATCAGATATCGACAGGGTTGGCAAATTTCAAATCGTACGTAGGCGGCACTGCTTTGGGTAAAGGGTACAGAAGGGCGCAAGAAGCTACGAAGGAAGCAGGCACCGACGATATAGACATATACATCGGAAACTTTTGTACTTTTAAGCGAGTGATCATCGAGGAGGTTGACGTCGAGTTTGATATGACGCGCATCCATGTGTCGGGATATCCGTTAGGAGCAACAGCAATAGTACAATTCTCAACTTACGAGATTGTAACCAAAAACACAGTAGATTCAATATTTTCCGTAAAGGACAGGACGTAAGATGGACAGGACACTTTTTTATAAAGAAACAACACACGACGACATCGATCAGTTGGACTTTGCGTATAACGGCTTGTCAGGGTTCAAGGCAACGATATCGCCCGCGCCCTATCGCTGTGACGAATCCGACGTAATGCGCCCCGACCTGATCAGCTTTCGGGTTTACGGCACGGTAAAGTATTGGTGGATCATAATGTACGTGAATGGAATAAAGAACCCGCTTACAGAGATCGCGCTGGGCAGAGTGCTGCTGATACCAAACATCTTGGATGTGTACACGTTTTATAAAAACTGGCGGGTGCGCGAATGACGAACGTACAAGGACAGTATTTTTTGAGTATCAAGACCGGCGCTGGTATGCCGTTGGTAGACTTTTCGTCTATTATGAGCCTGATCATTGTACAGGACATCAATATGCTCGCGCCGCTTTTTCGCATGCGCCTGCATGATCCACAGGGGTTGTTGACGCATCTGTTGCCGTTCGACGCGACATCAGGCGCGATCAGCATACAGTTCGGCCGCAACACAAGCGGCGATACAAGCAACATGATGGATTTTAATATCTTTCGCCGCAAGCCTCAATCAGAATACAGCGCGGCCTCGACGTACGACGTTAACGGCATGCTGGTCATACCGGGCATGTTTACGCCGGACTACAGCCGCGGATGGAAGCAGCCGGTCAAGACGACGCTGGAAGCGCTGGCCGCTGAGATGAAAATAAGCAAGACCGAGATCAGCGACAGCCTTAAAAACGAGAATCTTATCCTGCAGCCTAACTGGACTAACGCGATACTGCTAAAAGACCTTGAGCGTCGTCTGGTCGGCAGCGCCGGTGAAGGATGTTTCCGTATTTTTATAAAAGTCAAGGATGGCAATACTTACTTTGTGTGTAAGCCGCTAAGTGAATTGTACGGAGCGCAGCTGGCGCAGAAGTTTATCGTGGCGGACGCGCCGATGCAGGACAACGCGCCAATATACAAATACGAATGTCATGATAACTACCGTCTGTTTAATACCTTCGCGGCGAAGCGGCAGGGATATAGTTATTTTAACTACAGCACCGGCGCGTTCGTGGAAACGTACAAAGATTACAGTAAGTACAATTCGCTGGCGGAGTATTTGATGATCGATTCATCCGACGCCGAAACCAGCATAACGATAACCGATTTAGGCGCGTCCAACGATTTTACCAGCGACTTTTCCGGATACGTTTTGAACAGCTACTACACGCGGCTAAATGGTATGAGTAAGATGTGGATCGTGACGCAGGGGCTGGAAAGTCTTTGCCCCGGCGACATCGTGCGCGTGATGTTTCCGCAGGGCGAGTCCAAGGACATGTTCGCTTTTCAGTACGCGGGCTACTGGATGGCAGAAAAGATCGTGCATCAGTTTGGGCAGACTTACCTGACCAAGGTGTTATTGACGCGGGACGGTATTGATACGAACAATACGACAAGCTTGATCAAGTCGGAACGCAGGCGGAGGTTTCGCTGATGTTTGATAAAGAAGACAAAAGACTGGACGGGATCTACCGCGGCAAGGTCATTGATAATAACGACGCATCAAAGTACGGACGGGTCAAGGTGCGGGTGTACCCTTACTTCTCCGATATTGAAGCGGCCGCGCTGCCGTGGGCAAAACCCGCGTTCCCACTGTCGTCCGGGTCCGGATCAGGCACAGGGTCGTTCGCGCTGCCGGATAACGACTCGTACGTCTTTGTGTTTTTTGAGATGGGTGATCCGTACCAGCCGGTGTACTTTGCCGAAGCGGCCGACGCGGTACACGGGCTGCCATCCGAACGCACGACGAACTACCCCAAGCGGCGCGTGATCAAGACCGCGGCCGGGTTTGTGATATACGTCGATGATACAGCAAAAGATTTGAAAGTGCTGCACCCGGACGGATCATATGTACACATGAAGGGCAACAAGGACATTGATATTCTGGCGAAGAATGATGTGAACGTAGAGTCCATAAAAGTGTTAAAATTAACTGTAGGGTCGCGATGCACAGTGGATATAACAAATAACTGCGCGGTCAGCGCGGGCGGGTCAATCGACATCGATGTACCAATGATAACGACTACAGGCAATCTCGAAGTAGGCGGCGCGGCCACGGGAACATTTACCAGCGCCGATGGAAAAGTAATAACAGTAACGAAAGGTATAGTGATCAGCATAGTTTAAAGGAGAGTGTATGGCTTCGTTAGATCCTAGTTATAAAACAAACATGGAAAAGAAGATCGATAACATCAGTACGTGCGAGGAACTATCTCTTATCAAACATGATGTAGAGGAAAACATGGCAGCATTGGTAGCTAAAGTCGCGGGCAGTATCAGCGACTTGTCTGATTTGCTTGTCAAGCCTGACGACCTCGGTAAAATAGTGACTTGGATCGGAAAGTTTATCGACAAGTCTGTAACTGGGCCATATAACAAATTGCTGGCATTACAAACAGAAGTACTCGCATTGCAGACAGCGATGAACGCTAAAATAGCGGCAAAGATAGCTGAACTACATTGTAGTATTTAAATCGGGCGGCAGGAGGAACGATGGTATGGACAGCATACAAAGTGATATAATATACCAGTATAAGGAATGTTTGCGTTTGTTGAAACGAGGCGAGTGCTGGTGTGATATGAATGGCACAGCGATGACCATAGGACATTCTAAAGGGTGCTTGTTCGCGCAGCGATTGATGATGTTGGAAAAACAGAAGGATGAACATGGGAAAGAATGATATCTGGGTAGATCTGCACGACGACATAAAAGTGGACGCCAGCGGCGGCATCAAGCAGGTAGTCAATATCGAGGCGGTCAGGACCTCGATCAGGAACATACTGGGCACGCGCCCGGGTGAACGCCCGATGTACCCGACGTTCGGCAGTACACTTAAGAACTACGTGTTCGATCCGGCAGACGCCCGGTTGATCGACAGCGTCATAGA